TACCCGTATACTCAGCTTCGGCTATCTCCATCCTGTTCAAAGAGTTCACTAGTGTACTCTTTTCTCCAAGAGAATATGGGCTACTATAAACGGTATACTCATTTTCAGTATCATACACCCCCTCTATAATAGTTCTTTTATCAAGGAGAACCTTACTGTTAGATATGTCTGAAGAAGAATCATCCAGCTCCATAAAAGCTGTGTACCATTGACCTCCTTCTGTTCTAAAAAGGAAGTACAATGAAGACTCAATGTTGATAATTGCTATAGGCTCATCCTCAAAACTCCACTTACCCCAAGCACTTTGTACCTTTTCATTCCCATTCCAATAATACTTATAGGTATAAATAGAATGAGGGTCTTTTGAAGACTTGATAAAAAGCGTGTCTGCAACGAGGCAAGAAGTCATTAACAAATTCCCGTTAGGTATATAGTTAGGACAATGGGCTGTAACATCTGCTGCCTCTGTAGCTAGAGTATCTTCATTTACAAAATACTCCATCATAGAAATGTAATTTGACTTTGGCGTAGGAAAATAAACATTGTTTCCCATAAGTATAGGACTGAACACGTCTGGTACTTCATAGGCTGTTGTGGCTGTAAGTGTTGCTGTTTCAGGTGTAAGAGGTTGACCATCAGTAGTCAGCATAAACTGTTCATTCTTTGAAAAGAGTATCAAAGAAGAGGCCATTGTCGCTACATTGATAAGATCGCACACTTTATTAGTAGAGCCTGTACTGATGTCTATAGGATCAGTGTCAAGCACTTCAAGTGCTGTCTCCGGGAAGAAATTAAAAAAAGATGAAAAACGGGAAAAAACTGCTGACTGTGCGGTAAGAAAACCAAGACGTGTTTTATAGTAGAAAACATTTTTTATAGGTTTGCCAATAAAAGAGGGAGGAACACATACTGTATTATCCCCAACAGCCATATCGTCCCAAAGGCAAGGAGCGAAGGTAAACTGATTAACACCTGTACGCACAAGTCTGTGAGGCATTGTAGATGAGTTGAGTTTATACTTACTCCCCGGCTTAATTGTCTCTCTATACACGTTATCACTATGATATTTAAGATAATAACCTATATAATGTTTCTTTTCATCTCCCTGTACTTTGTAGATACCATCGACAACAGGGGTTCCATATTTTTCATCTCCATTCAGTGTAGGAAGCTCATTAAATGTCTGTACAGTTTTGACAAGGCTTCCCTCTACCGTAGCAGTATCCCACTGAGGTATAACTGTGTTATTAGTAATAAAGGTATAGTCAGCTACTGTACATATCCCGAACCGTTTTGCTGCCTTTCTTTCTGACACACCAGAAGTGAGATAAGATTTTACAGTATCATCAGAAGTGAAAGCTAAAGAGGCATCTAATGTCCCATAACGTACCTCGCACTTCACGCCTTGTAGCGTATAAATAGTAATAGGCTGTACAGTATCATCTGTGATAAGAACAAAATAATGTTCTGTATCATCTCTGGAAATAGTGTGCACACAATGTAAGGCAGTGTTAAAGGCACAATTAGGGGCTAGTGCATTTGCTATAAACTGTGTTCCTGGTCTTTTATATGCACCATCTACAAGGGAACAAACCATATTTACTTGTTCATCAAGCTGCGTTTCAAGTCGCAGACTTGGAGGCTGTTGTGACACTCCATTATAGAACCCAGGAATAGATTTTGTTATCAGACCCATAACTTTACCTCCACCTTCTCCGATTGCAAAGAGTACGAGCAACAGCGGGACAAGCTAACATTGTAGCGTCTTTATTCCTTTCTTCCATTTTATTGAAAAGTGTCTGTGCTCTGAATACCGTCTCTCTTGCCATTTTATCCAGTGTGTCCGACCCTACATAGTTTTTCTGAAAAGTCTTCTGTGCTAAAGCTATAATATAAACCTGAACATGGTTCGGAAGATCATCAAAGGGAAGAAATAAAATGATTTCTACCTCTACATCTTTATAAAATAAGTAAGTGTGCCTCCCCTTATCATAAAGAAATGTTCCCCTAATTACATAATCTTCATTAGGGTCTATCGGATCTATGTTAAGAGTGTTTGCGGGTACAGGTATCTTATCCCCTTCCTCTCTAGTGAGAAGAAAGTTATATTCACGATTACAATTTAATCCTAAAGACTGCACATTTCTTGACTCTTGTTGAAGCAAGAGAAGTGCTGTTGAAGCCATTGTAACTACTTCGGCCTCTTCCAGTGTTGTTATAGGGAGTTCACCGATTGCTGCTAACATGCTGTTGACAGCTTCAAGCTCACTCATTCTTACAAGTTCACCCATCCATTAGCCTCCTCTGCTAAAAAGAAAAAGGACACAAGGATATAATATCCCTGTGCCCTTGGCTAAATTGTTATGTGATTAGGGAGTGGGAGCAGCTGTACGAATTTCGACTGCGCACTCAGGACGAAGGGCACCATGACCCATAGCGTAACGAGCAACCATGAGGGTACCCTGACGGCGAATATCCCACTCAGACTGAAGCGACAGATCCATGAGCTTTACTGTACCCACAGCGTCAGGATACCAGGACACCGCTTTGGTGGTAGCGGCATTGACTGCGTGGAAGGTCAGCGAAGACCCGTCAGCAAAAGGCAGGTTGGGAGTAGGGATAATGGTAACTCCCGCCACACGAGGCAGGGTACCTTCAGAGATGGAGCCTTTACCATCAATGTCCTTGTCAATCAGAGAGAACCCATTGGCACTCATCTGACGGATCAGGAAGTAATAATCAGCAGGCTTCAAGGCCAGATAACGCTGATCCTTGGGAACCCATTTGTTGTCAAAATTCTCGGCCACCTGATAGATAACATCTACCCAGGCTTTGAAGCGGGTATCGTCAGTAGCAGAGCCCAGGTCGGCATCAGTAATGACCAGACCATCATCACCACCATCAACCGGAGAGGTGGCACGAGCAGCAAGCATCAGCTCACGATACACGTTCTGATCAAAGGTGACGGCCAGACGTTCACCCATCTGCTGAGCATAGCGGGAACGAACGTCATAATGGTTCATGGCATCGTCCAGGTCAGCGATGAATACATGTGAGATCAGAAGGCCGTCGATGTTGATAACCTGTTCAGCATGGTTGGCTACCTGTCCGGTAATCTCTGTACCGGGAGTATGGTATTCACCATCCGGCATACGTCCCATCAAGGGGAACTGCGCGGACTTACCCGACTGAATTGTACGAACGTAGTGCTTGTCAAGAATAGTAGTGGACTGCTCGAAAGCGGTCATTACTTCCCCGGCAAACACCTTGAGCATAAGAGCACGATCTTTGGTGAGAGTTCCGGTATCCTGATTGATGGAACCAATACGAGTAGGTGCAGCGTTGGACATAATTCTCCTTTGTTAAAGTTGTTGTTGTCGTTGTGAATAGACTAGTGAATGATTAAAGGCGTGAGGAACGAGCAAGCTTTGCTCGAACCTGTGCCTGAAAAGCCGGATCTTTCTTGTATTCCGGTCTGCCCATATCCTTACGAACCTCTGCCCAGGAGTTGTAAGCTCCTTGAGCGTTTCCTACATTGCCTTCCCCTGTCCCTGACAAGAGGTTAATCTCTCTCGCCCCTGGAGAAGACTGGATAAAACGTGAATGAAGGCCCTGCACAGCTAGCTTAGCCAAGGCAGGATTACCGGAATACACAGCGTCATTAAAAGTTTGCTTCTCCTCAGCAGTCAAAGTCTCCTTGGCCCATTCCTGCATAGCCTGATAACTCTCCTGCCCTCCCGTCATGTCGAAAATTTCTTGTGTAGTTTTCTCTACCTGCTGAGTATGAATGGTCTGCTGAGCTTGGAGGCCAGCCAGGTAATCCCGAACCAGACCTTCCGGCAAACCTTTCGCCACAATCTTTTGAATACTGTCTTCAGAGAGTTCACCGCTCTCTTGAAACTCTGCCACATAGTCTTTCCACTCCGTTTCAGTGAAGACTTCTGTGGGCTTTTCAGGTGTTTCATCTCCCTCCTTTTCTTCTTCTTCATTTTTTGAATGTTCTTCTTCCTCCTCTTCCTTTGTATCCTTGTCTTCTGAGACACCTAAGTCACCCTCTTTATCATTGGTAGAAGGTTCACTAGTGGACTCTTCTTCCTCCTCCTGCTGCTGAGGTTCACCATCCACCTTAGCAATCATCTCTTCTTCATGCTGTGCAATAGCTTCAGGAGAAGCCTCACTATCTTGAACCATCGATACATTCACTTCTTCATGTGGCATAACTATTCACCCGTTGCTTGTTGCTGTTGTTGAGCCATAACCTGTTCAGTCACCTGAGGCATGACCTGCTGAGCCATTTGCATCTGCTGAGCCTGCTGTTGTTCCTGGGCTAGTTGTTCCTGAGTTTTCAGGATACCGTGAGAGTCCAGCCCAAGGTTGGCACTCGCTCTTTGCAGGAAGCCTGTAGTGTTGAAAGAAGACAGGCCACCTTCACCAAGCTTCGTAGCCACTTCCAAGAGCTGCATCATCTTGTTGAGGTCATGCCCTCTTGAAAGAGCTTCAAGACCTGTAGTGATCACAGGTTTCAATTCCTCTTCTCCAAACTTAGGGAGCTTCTTTTTCTTTCTGAGGATAGACATGACCAGCTTGACTAAAGGAAGCTGAAGTTCGGTAGCCATGACCGAGTAAATACCTCCCAAGGCGTCTTCAAGTTCCTGAGCCATGTACCGTATCTCTTCTGCGGTAACACGCTCAGCATGACGTTGAACACTGGAATGAAGCAGGAAAGCCTGTTCAAGACGTGACTCGATACCCTGGACAAACTGAATTGCTACTGAAAGATCCTGAGACTTGTCAGACTGTAAGGCTTCTACGTCAGCACGATTTCCAGATATAAAAGAACCATTATCAGCCTTCTCAAGATCCTGTGTATCAGTCACACCATTCGGGTTGACCATCCAGATAAGCAGTGAAGTGATAGCTGTAGATTCAAGAAGATTCTGTGAGAGTCCTTCCAATGAGTAGAAGTCTCCAAGGTACTCTTCAACATGCCCACGGCCATAATGGTCTGAGTCAGCTTGAGTCCATCTGAGAGGTATCCATCTCAATTCTTCTTGTTTGTACCGTTTGGGTTTCTTGCCTGTCAGTTCTGAGAGAAGCTTGCCCTGGACCTCTTGATCTGCTTCAAAGGTATCTTCATCCACTCTACGGACTTTTGTATATATCTCTACATTCTCGTCCTTTTGTGTGGTAAAGGAAGTCGTAGTCATGTTCTCATGTTCAATGAGCTGTCGCAGTTCATCTGAAAGTGTAGAAGGGTGCACTTCTTCTTTAGAGATGATTTCAAGGACACGTCCTACACCATCTCGAAGGACTACATATCTGTCTATAGGGTACACCTTGAGTCTGTCAGAGTCTTCAGGGAAATAAAGTAGAGCGTTGCCAGTTACCACCAGAAGTCTTAAAGCTTTCCACAAAGATACTCGAAGACACTTAGATTCCATGAAGTCCACAATAGCCCGCTCCATTTCAGCCAAGAACGTATCCATCTTTTCTTTATACTGTGGATCTCTTGCTTCCAGTTCAGCTTGAGTCTGCTTATCCATAGAGAGCTTGAGCCTGAAAAAAGCAGAATTAGGTGGAAGAATAGTCAGTAAGAGCTTGGAAGCCAGATTATTGATAGCCCGAGCACCTAGACTTTGATGCGGTGTAGAAAGCTCGTCAGCTTCTGTATAACCTTCAGGAGGCATGAGAGAGGGTACAGT